TTGCTAATTCTACCAAAATACTATAACATAATTCTTCATCTACGATTCAAATTAATTTATTTATCGGTTGAATACATTTCCTTTCGATTTCCTTTACCCATATTCTGGAACCCTGAGCATTTTGTCATGGGAATGATAATCTCAAAGCTATATTTCCTACCTTTTATAATATTAATCTCAATTGCCGATACTTTCTTTGCTAATTCTACCAAAATACTATAACATAATTCTTCATCTACGATTCAAATTAATTTATTTATCGGTTGAATACATTTCCTTTTGATTTCCTTTACCCACATTCTGGAACCCTGAGCATTTTTCAGGGGAATGATTCTCTCAAGGCTATATTTCCTACCTTTTATAATATTAATCCCAATTGCCGATACTTTCTTTGCTAATTCTACCAAAATACTATAACATAATTCTTCATCTACGATTCAAATTAATTTATTTATCGGTTGAATACATTTCCTTTACCCATATTCTGGAACCCTGAGCATTTTGTCAGGGGAATGATAATCTCCAAAAAAATTATTATTATGACTACATATTCAGGTTATGTTTTATGAACAGTATATTTTCCTGAAAATTCAGTAATTATAAATAACGATATTCTTAGCTTGATAAAAAAACTCTCTCTTAAAAGAATTAGACTTTGCAATTACCCATGCTTCTACACACTACAATCGTGTACTTGATGAATTATCTAAAACAGATGAATGTTAATGGCAAAACATATTTGCAACTTATGGCAACATAAAATTGCTTTATATGGAGAAGTGAGTATGGTAGCCTGCCTCGGGTGTCAAGCCTTAGTATACTAGGCTTTTTTGCTTGTCAGCCATACTCACAGAGGTTCCATGTCAAGCAATTTTATGTATTGCCATTTTAATCAAAAATCTATTGCCAAATACACAGATGAATTAAAAAAACGAAAAAAAGGTATAGTTCAAAATAAAATATCCTCTACAATATGATTTAACCTTCCTAAACTAACGAATAGTGTTGTCGGCACTGTCGATACTTTCGTAACTTTCCCCGGAAATTTTCTCAACTCCAAAGAAAAACATCCTTAAATTAATAACGGGTTCCGTTCTAAGGTGCAAAGTCAAAAAAACGCAGGTAAAAAAACAGTATAAATTCAAATTATAATATAATAATTTCGAAATTTGCTGTTTTTTTCTATGTGGAAATGCTTGCAATATTTTGTTTTTTTGCTGAAATCGTCTATTTTAAATAATGGCTATGTTAGACAATAGTGTTTTTATATGCTATAAGTTAATATTATTATATTCGTAGGGCTAAAACAAGTTCTTCTAAAATAAAAAATCACACCTTTTTTTAATCAGAAAAGGTGCAACTCTACTTGATGCCAAATTTCGATTTGTGATTGCTCTCTTATTGTTCTTCATCTCACTGTGAAATGAATAAAACAATCTTTTGCCATCTATACCTTTAAGAGATTCTTCAAGAAATTTGTAATTATTTTAATCTCATAAATATTCTGAATAGTATCATGTATGTACATTATTAACATAATAAAAATAAATACAAAAGAATAGCATGATAATTGCCATGCTATTCTTTGTGTAATTTATATTGTTATTTTAGTTGCAATTTTTTGACTTTGCAACTCAGAACGGAACCCGTTGTTAAATTAATAAGAATGTTTTTTTAAATCTCTATGAGAATACAATGGTGAAGGCGGAGATCATCGAACCCACGTCACACTAAATTATTAACATTTGCTATTTCATTCTGCAATTTTACTGTAAAATAGCAATTGTTTTAAAAAAGTTTCCTAGTATATATTCTTCTCGGTTTATACATTTGACAAAACATAAGTTTTGTTATATATTTAGGCTATATATGCGCTTGATATTAGTGCTCGTAGATTTCAACTCTTAAAAAAACAGCCCATAACCAAAATAGTCATGAGCTGTATCCTTTGATATTACTATCAATTGGCGAGTAAGTCTATAAGCCGAGTTCTGTATTCGAAATCGCGCCTGCCTTACTACAATTTTGACTATCTTATTATATCACATTATGTAGACAAACCAACCGCTTCAAGCTAACTTTTTATTAAATCATATTTTATTATATCTTAAAATGAATTATAAAAGTTTTTTCACCGTAGGCAAAATGTAGGCAAAGTGGAAATTTATATTTTTTGTATATATTCACTTGCTACTATAATTTATAACTATCTTATTAATCTCATCTAATATTGGCTTAAAGTTAGAAAAATCAATTTCCATATAATTTTCTAAAACATATCCAGCAAAAACGCTCTTTCCATAATGTTTATCTTTATCTATTTTATTTTCCCTAGAAAAACTCTTCCCCTCAATTTTCTGTAAAAGAACCCCTTCCTCAAATAAATCTTCAATCTCACATTCTTTTTTCTGCTTAACCAAAGGATTTGTTAAGAGATATAAATTGCTGCTAATGTTAGTGCATATTTCACCTTCCGCTAAACTTACGTTTTTTGATTTGACAAGATTTAGAAACTTTCTCAAAGGCTTAAGTTTCACCTGTTCATTATCAAAAACTAAAAATACTGGATTCAAGGGTTTTGTTTGGCTCTTATTTTTAAAAAAATCTAATAGGTTTGAGCAATTGCTTTTACCAGCATAGAAATTATATATATTTTGCATAGTATCTGCACCATCTTGATGAATACCCAAAAAATAAGTAAGTCTAGGTGTCTTGTTCAAAAATGAGATTTTATATTCATACTCATTCCTATTTTTTTTAATAAGCTTAGGATAATCCGCATGATACTTTTTTAATGCTGATCTCAAAAAAATAATATCTGTTTTCCCTTCAGTTACTACAAGGGTTTTTTGATTTGAGTAAAAGTAGTTGTAAAATAAAAACTTCTGGTATTGTTCTTCCCGTGATTTCAAATTACTAAAGTGGTTTCCTTTACCAGCCATTTTATTATTATAACGAACAAGTTGATTAATGTATGCAAATCTTCCTTCTAGCTGTTTAATACTTCCTTCAACACCATTAATTTCAAACTGTCCATGTTCATATAAATTATTAGCCATTGCTCTTGTTGACTTGTAATATTCTCTTTTTACATTAATCTTTTTATTAACTACTAGCCCTGTAACTTCTTGTCTAGAATCTTTATATAACAATCTAGTTTTATTATCATTTATAGATAATCCAAACAGTTCTGACTCCCTCTTAATCGCCTCACAAAATTCTACTTGCTTATGTAAAAAATCCTTATCATTAGTTGAAAACGTTAAATCATCTGCATATCTAGTATAATCCACTTTATATTTACGAGCAATTTTAACTATACGCATATCAAGAATATTACAAATTAAATTTGTAATAATTGGTGAACTCGGTGCTCCTTGAGGTAGCTTTCCTTCAAAACAAGTTAATTGAGCTAAAATTGTTGCTACTTCTATAGGAAGTTGAAAATTTCGATTTTTATTGAAATACCCTCTTACTCTACCAAAATGAAAACTATCAAAAAAATTTTTAAAATCCATATTCAATACATACCGTTTATTTCTATGAACTTCTGCATTAGTTATAATTCCTTTTTTCTTTTCAAATCCATGTGATACATTTGTATTAATTTTCTCATTTTCATTAATTTTTTTTTGAAAGATCCATAAAGAATCTGATAATTTTCTTTGTAGATTTTTTAAATCTCCGCCCGGTGCATTTATATGTCTAGTTCCACCATTCTTTTTGGGGATATCAAATGACTTATAATAGCTTTCTGTTTTATTTATATATAGAATATGTGTGAATTTTTTAAGCGGTATTTTTAAAAATCGAGCTAATTCTGCTCTTGATTTTATTTCATTGAATTTTTTCATTAATATCACCTTAAGCGTGTGGCCACTCAATATGCAATAAGCGTGCATGACATTAGGACAAGACATCTAAGAGTAGAGCAAGTCTCCCCAACATTTTTCTCAAAACCTGCGAAACACAAGTCAAAAATCTAGCCACACGCAATTCTATTTTATCTCTTTTTTTAGTATATTACAATAACATTTATCAAAAGATGCTATTCCCACTCTGTAACTACACTTTTACTGCTATTGCAATACGTTGATTTCACTGCATCTCATTTTAAATATTTCATCAAAATCAATCATTTTTTACAACTTCAAAAATTATGCGTATCATATGAGTATCACAATGCTAATAATTTCTTATGATAAGTTCGCAGTATTTATTATTTATATCCTCATAACGGTGCTGCAAATTATTGCTCCTAACAATCTCCTCTATAGAATGATCTTTGTACATGTCCCTATTTTCTTTACAATTATTGTAGACAATATGAATTTGCCTTCCAACTTGTCTGCAACAGCTTTCAATCTCAAGTGGTTATCTTTTTGAGAATGATACTTCCTTATAATAATGCTCAGTGCCATAATAAGGTGGATCTAAATAAAATAACGCTCCTGGTTTATCGTATATCTTCATTATAAACCCTTTGTTTTTGCATGAACTATCAAAATACATTAGCACTAATTTTCAACATTTCTTGAATTAAAACATATTTCTATTCACTCAAAAAATCAATATTTCGTTATCAAAATGTTAGCAAGTTAAAAGCCAGGAGTTATTCCTGGCTTCATATTAATATTTTTTTAAATAGTTACTTACTTCCCAGGAATGAACAGTCTGATCATATTCCCTCCATTCCTTCATTTTAGTTTTGTAAAATATATCGAATGCATGCTCTCCTAAGGTTTCTTTTAATAAACTGCTTTTTTTCATATACTTCAGTGCTTCATAAAGATTGCTTGGATATTGCTCGATTTCATATGTTTTTTGTTCTTTCCTTGTCAGATTATAAATATTCCTATTTACAATTTCCGGTGGCTCAATCTTGTTTTTTATTCCTTCAAGACCAGCCTTCAGCATTACAGCAAAAACAAGATATGGATTAGCAGTTGGGTCAGGTGTTCTTAGTTCAATTCTTGTACCTTTTCCTCTTGAATTGGGTATTCTGATGAATGACGATCTGTTTGAGAATGACCATGTTATATTTGTAGGCGCTTCATAATTAGGCACTAGTCTTTTGTACGAATTTATTGTAGGATTGCATACAGCCGCAATATCCTTTGCATATTCGATAAGACCACCTACATAATATTCGGCAATCTTGCTTAATCCAGATTTCCTTCCGCTGTCATAAAATTTATTATCACCTTTTATATTGAGCGACTGATTACAGTGCATAGCATTTCCACTCTCTCCTGTAAATGGCTTAGGTAAAAAAGATGCATAAAGACTATGTTTGTGCGCAATATTCTTGACAACCTGCTTGAAGGTCATCCATTTATCAGCTGTCAACAGTGCTTCATCATATTTAAAGTCAATTTCATGCTGTCCAGGTGCAACTTCATGATGAGAAGCTTCAATTTTAAATCCAAGTTCCTGCATCTTTAAAATCATCTCTCTTTTTGCATCTACTCCTTTGTCAAAAGGAGAATTGTCAAAATAGCCAGCATTGTCATGTATATCAAAAACAGGATTCCCTTTTTCATCAACATTAAAAAGAAAAAACTCTCCTTCTGGTCCCACATCAAGACCATATCCCATTTCTTCCGCTTCCTTCAGCACTCTCTTTAAGATATTTCTGGGACATCCTTCAAAAGGCTTCTTGTCCTTGTCATAAACATCACAGAATATCTGCGAAACACCATATTCATTTGGTCTTAACGGGATAGGTTCGAATGTATCCAAATCCGGAATCAAATACATGTCAGATTCTTCAATTCTACCAAATCCATCTACTGATGATCCATCAAACATCAACTCTCCATCCAACGCCTTATCAATCTCATCTGGAGTTATCTCAACATTTTTCCCAAAACCAAATATGTCAGTAAAATTCAATCTGATAAATTTGATATCATTTTTTTCTACTAATTCCTTAATCCTCTTTTTCTTCTTCTCCAATCCAATGCTGTAAATACTCGCCTCTTCGTCACTATTGCTCATAATACCTTCCTTTCATTACTTAAAAAGAGTTCAATTTATATTTTGAACCCTTTTTAAATAATATCATTATGTATTATTTTTTTCAAACAAGCTGACTATCCCTATATCTTTCCGCCCTGTTCATATTTCATTTAACGTCACCTTAGAGACCTCAAACTTAAACATGCTGAAATATTCTCTTGTTTCCTCCATCATTCTACCATATATGATGATATTGATATTTTTAAATATCACAATGACCAGTAGAAGTCTGATCTTTCTTATTTATACCTCTTCCTATATTCCGCTAAGGCATAATCTCCTCTGGTCAAATGTGCATCCGGTCTAAATAATCCATCCGGAAAACCTTCCATCCTTCCAGATTCTATCAATGCTTTTACTCCCAGCTCAGCATGATGACCTGTTATATCATCGGTGAATTGTATCATCAGATAAAGACCAGCAGACTTGGAGTTACCCTTATAGACAACTTTACCTGGACAGTGCATTGGCCAATAAATCCTGTTATCATTCCCCTCCAGCTTCACTGCATCAAGTGCCCAGTGCTCATAAAGATTATGTCCATACATTGCCTTATATCCTACTTCCAGATACCTAGTCGTTATCCTATAAGGACCATTGAACAAGGTATTATTCATCATCCTGTAAAGAGCTTCCTTGTCCGGCTCAATCTTCCCGTTCTCAATGTCTCCCATGCTGTAATTGTCATAACTTCCCTTCACACAATCAGCATGGAGATGCTCACCATCTGCTGCTCCACTGGATCCATACTCACCTATCTGCTGGCCATACCTTAAGATGTCTCCAACTTCCCAGGCTGTGCTCTTCAGGTGCAACATTCTGCAGGTATTCATCAGTACACCACCTTTGCAGACCGGTCCTCAGGATTCCAAATGACGTATGCTCCAATGTCTGAAGCGTATCGTATTGGAAGAAGGAATCTTCCATTCTCTATCTTTGCCGGAGCTTCCATCTCAATGACTTCTCCGTTAATCACAATATTGTTGTTGTCATGCTGCATCCACATATTAAGCTCCAGAGGCTGCAATGTGAAGAATCCTGCACCGTATATCTTGTCTACTCCTGGTATGCCTAAGTCCTTTGTATTGAACTTGACCAGGTTCCACAACAGATCTTCAGTTATTGGCTTCTTGAATGTTTCTCTATACTTGTTGGCAATTAGAATCCCTGCTCCACATGATATAGGCGTAGACATTGATGTTCCGGACATGTAGACATATCCACCATAATTACATGCTGAAAGCACATGTACTCCTATCTGACAGATATCAACATGGTTTCCAGTTGTCGTGAAATATGCCTGCTCCTTCTTGATGTCTACAGCGCCTACCGCAATGACCTCATCAAGACACGCTGGATATCTTATGCTTTCATCACTTGTATTGCCCATAGAGCAGAATACTGCAGTTCCATTCTTAACCAGGTCACTTACTGCTATCTTAAGCTGCAAGAGCTCATGTTCTCTTATTCCCCTGTCGTCTGCAGAAAGGCTCATTGATACAGCTGTGAGCTTCTGTCCAGTCTTAGGATGCCTCCAGTCATTTGCATACCTAAGGCCTTCAATTATCCAGGCCCACTCCCCTTCACCATCTCCACCACCTAATACTTTGATTGGTACTATTTCACATTTTGGAGCAACTCCAACATTCTTGCCTGCAATGGATCCAGCACAATGAGTGCCATGTCCAAAGTGGTCGGTGGTGATGTCGGGATCTCCATTATGGTCCTTAGTGAAGTTCTTGCCTTCCAGGAGTCTGTCCTCAAATTCCGGATGTGGTGAAACTCCAGAGTCTATAACTGCTACTACTTCTCCCTGGCCATAGAATCCCTGGGAGTAATATGCCCTTCTTCCGGTTAGGTCCAGAAACTCCAGGTCCTCCGGTTTGATTGAATCTACTATGCTATCTGTTATTGGTTTGTCTTCAACAAATTTTATCATTGAGCTCTCCTCACTTCGCTTCTTTATTGTTTATATCTGATTTCTTCTGCAGGATCTCAATTCCTCTTTTCAATGGATCTGCAATAGGCACTCCCATCAATGCTGCATTCTCAGTAAGTGATATCAACTCATTGACACAATAAGCAATGATAACAGCATTCCTGATAAAATCTGATCCTATTGTCATGTCCAATCTTGTAGCCACAAAAACAATAATGAGTGTCACACCCTTTCTACAAAGACCTTTCCATCCGGCTTTTGATTCCAAAGCTCCGGTCTCTGACTTGCTGCTTTGCTGGAATATTCCAGCAACTAGAAGACCTGTGATATAATCAGCAGCCATAAATCCTATCAAAGTAACCAAGGCTGTATCCCACCCCCCTAATGCTGACGCTATCATACTTCCAATTACTCCCAATGTTCCCATTAATCCTAGTTTAATACTTGATATCTGTTCCATGTTTTCCTCCTTTTATTTCAGTACTACGACTCTCAATTTAGATCCTGCATCTACTATCGTCGCGCTTGATGAACCATAGTGATAAAGCTGTATATAATCACCTTGTGATACTGGAATTGCCGATATATATATTCCTGCATAATTTTTATCACCTGCAACTGCTATCGTATCTCCATTCAACAATATTCTTTCACCACTAGAATCACTATGATCCGAACCAGGAGCCTTACCATAAATACATACCAATGACACTCCAGCTGGGATAATTATTTTCGTAGGATCCCCGGAACTCCACATTCCTAAATCGTCATTATCCTCAACATCAAAAGTGACATTGACTCCCTGGTTGCCAGGGCTGTAATCTGCAGATACTGAAACCTCTGTATACTTCCCTAAATTTTGTGCTGCATATAGCTGCTTTCCCTTAAGTGGTGTCAAATACTTATTGTCTACACTTCCTGCTTCAGCTTCCGCCTGGGTTGCAATTCCATAGTTTTGTACACTACCTAGCGCCACCTGTGACTTTGTTATACCATGCGGGTTGGACGTGTTTGTCCTATGTGAATCAGAACTTGCAACCTTTGTCTTCTCTGAATCATTATAGGCATTTGTATTTGCTTGCGCCTCATATAGAGCTTTAATCTCTGATCCTGTCTGGTCTCCTGTAGCTCCTGATTCAATACCGTTAAGCTTTGTCTTGTCTTCTGCTGTCATAAGACCGTCAACCGTTGGAGTCGCATTTGAGACTCTGAACCTGCAGAAACCGCAGACAGCTTCGTCTTCTCTCTCACTGGTAATCTCTCCTGAGGTTATTGTTGAAAAACCATTTGCCAAAGAGATCTTAGCAAGTGATGCCTCATAATATGTTGAGTCATCCTGTATCAATGCCGGTGGTATTGGACTTGCTGATGGTGTACCCTGCTTTACTGCCAATTCAATTTTTCTTTCTGTAAAATTGATTCTAGCCACAATTCTATCTATCCTGGGATTTCCACTTATATTATCTGCAATACTTAGCGTTTCTGCGCTGGCCTTAACAAGCATGGCTCCAATTATAAAAACCGCCCCTGTATCCACATATATCGATTTATTCGGAACAGCCTGAGGCTTAACTTCAAGTTCATTTCCTACATCCGCTACAATGTGTCCAATAAGTAATTTGTCAAAATACTCCCTCCAGGTACCTGATCCAGTCGCTCTATCCCCACCCACAGATGTAAATGGAAATCCAACTGTATTAATAATTTCTGGCATTTTTTCACACTCCTTTTATTTCATTTCCTTAAATTTCTTGGTTTTGTGTTCGTGTCTTTTGATTCCACTGATCCCCAAGTTGTAAAGGTATTCAAGCTCTTTCTGGTCAGTCCACTCTGGCCTCATGGCATCTATGTCTAGTGTACCATCCTGAATCTTCTTTTGGATATTGGCTCCATAAAGTGCATCGTCATATTTCTTGTATGTTACTTTGTCCATTTTCTCAGTAAGTATTAAGTCTGCATCATCTTCGGTTAAAATTTCAACACTTGGATGATTTAAATATTTCTGGGCTTTTTCTGTATCAACGACTTCCATCAACGTTACCGGAACTTCTCCACTCATAGATTGATGTCCTTGAGTATACTTCAACCCAATGGCATCTTCCCAACTTCTTAACCTGGCTTCTTCACCCATAATCTGTGATAATTGTCCTGTAAATTTAAGTATCATGCAGCTTCCTCCTAGCTTGTTTTCGTTCCACCCACTCCTGTCGGGTAGTTATATGCTGCATCGAAGTTGTTTATCGATGCGAATGTTGCTGGATTTAATTCGTGTATTTTGTCATTGGAAGCATCAACATGGAACAAACGGTTGTCTATACCTCCGATACCTCCTGTTGAACCTGCCACTGGCGATGCTGACGGTCCTCGCAATACTGCTAGGTTGCTTGGGTTAATCTCTGCAACGTTGCCACCGCCTGAGTAAAACAGCTCATCGTTGGTTCCACCTACACCATCTGGGCTTGTGTCAGGTGAATTAGCCTTTTGTACATAACCATAAAAGGGTGTTGCATGATCCGGGTTTTCTTCTCTTATATCATTATCGTCGTCATCGACAATAAATACCTGAGACCCTAACCCTCCGATATCCTTGACGCTGTAGTCAGGAGAGTGGGTACCTGAATTGGAGATAGTTGCATATGTCGATGGGTTTAACTCGTACATCCTGTCCTCATCCACATTATATAGCCTACCTCTACCATCTCCACCGCATCCAATACACTGGTACTTGTAGATTTCATCGATAACTACTCCGTTATCTGGATTGATTTCGTCCATATTATCGGCAACCCTGTCTGCGGCATAAAGCTTGGATGAGCCATAGGTCATACATTCTTTCCACACACCCGACACTTTACGGTACGGCATAACTTCCGGTTTCCAAACACCTCCAACATTTCGCCAAACGTTAACTACCTCTTTCCAAACACTACTAACTTTTACATGCGTTGCTTTTGCCATGCGTTACCTCCTTACTCATATTGGAAATATATATCTCCATCAGAACCCCCTGAGGGATCTGCTGTCCCTGAAGTAATATTATAAGAGGTCATGTTGTCATCCACATACTTTTTTGTTGCCGGATGATAGTCTGCTGTTGGAGTAAAAGTGGTTGTATTTGTTTTTGCCAAAACTTGATCTATATTTGCAATGGTTTTCCATGCTGTCCAACCGGCATTATCATACATACCTGTTCTATACTGTAGTGGGTCTCCACCATGAGAAGGTCCATAAGGTGTATATAACTGAAGTGTTCCACCATCCTGAGCCGACGTGTGACCCTTTACAGTAAGTACTGTTCCATAGTTAGGCCATCCATCTGCAGGAGTTACAAAGCAAGTCTCAACTCCATAGTTGTAATCTCTAGGTAGTTTGGTATCGTCATTCCATGTATAATGTGCTAATGCTCTAATTCTAGTGTGATAATGACTTAAGGCTGCATATAAAGCACTATGTGTATGATTGCCCTCTGCAACCTGTCCTGCACTTGTTCCTAATGCTTTATTAAAACCTGAATTTTTTGTGAAAACTGGTTCGTAAACCCCACTGTGGTTATGGTCTGAATATGAAAATTCTTTCCAAGAACCCCAACTACCACTACCGCCTACATCTGTAGGATTACCACTTCTGATAAAAGATTTACCACCTGTATAATTACAGTACATTTGCGTGATTGTATCTGATAGACCATACATAACCAATAATTGTCCATAACTAGCTGCTCCAACAGGCATATTAGTATTACTGCTACCTAATCTATATATTCCAGATGTAGTGAGTGTATTTAAGTCCGCTCCACTGGCTATATTCTTAACTTGAGCAAATCCAGATGAGCTTATGTTATCAAGTTTTTCAGAATCTACTGCTTTGGAAGAAGCACCTAACTTAGTATCTAGTCCATCGTCGACATATTTCTTTGTAGTTGCATCATTATCATTAACAGGTGCACCCACATTAATGATCTTGTTCATAACCATATCAAGAAGTTTCAGAATCTTCATGTTACCACCCTCATCCTATGCATATCACTTTATATTGATTTGTCGTTGGAGCAGTTGAAAAGCTTACTGTTGCATTGTTTGCATCTGTACATACAATGTCTGTGTAGACTTTGCTGTTTGATGCTATTTCAATAACAGATACATCAACATACTGATTCCCCAAGTTGTGGTTTATAGTGAAAGATGTTAGGCTTCCATTGCCAATTGTTGTTTCATATCTGTCAACCGTGTTAACCTCTGCGCCTGAAGCTATTACATTTAGTTTATTAAGAAGTGTATCTGTAAAGTCATTTGCAGAAAGCCCCTTACCTGCAACCTTATCTACTTTATTTGCAAGAGCATTTGTAATTGTTGTTGCAAAATTCGGATCATCTCCAAGAGCAGCAGCCAATTCATTAAGGGTATCAAGCGTAGCAGGTGAACTTGCTATAAGGTTTGCAATGGCTGTATCTGTGTGGGAATTTGCTGATGATTCCGCAGAATCTGCTTTTGTCTGTGCCCCTGATATTGTTTCCTTTGCATTCCAGTCGGATTTTTCTGAATCAGTTACAAACCTGTGTGTAGCATCCTGCGAAACTATAGTGTTTGGAATTGCTGAAATAATAAAATTAAGCTTCCCTGTAGCATCATCATAAGTTACACTTATATTTGTCTCAGTATTACCAGCCACCATTGCTCCGATAATATCCTGTACCGATTCTTCAGTTGGCTCAAAAGTTGATGGTTTCCCAGTGATATCTCCCCATGCAACAGCATCTACGCTACCAAGAGAAGTCCAACTTGATCCATTGTAGTAATAGATTTTCTTGTCAGTTGAATTATAGTATATCTTTCCCTCTATCCCCGACGGAGATGAAGCCAGAAGGTGCAGCTTTACATTTTGCATCTCATTATTATTAAGATCCACATTGCTTACATATTTTATAGACAAATTACCATCTCCTTTCTAGTTTAAGTATGCTTTCCCGCTGAAAGCACCTGAAAATAAAACTGTCAGCGAGTTGATATCAGTGTAGTCAACTTCACCAACAACTACTGAGTTTGCACTGTCAACAATAGATACTGAAGGATATTTACCAAGATTGTGATTTACAGTCCATATTGAAGCAGCAACAGTCTGGTTGTGTATATAGTTGGCATCTGAAGTTGATCCACTACTCGAACCTGCTGTTTCAGATGTTTCAATTACTGAGATTCTGTCATTTATTGAATTGAATATTTTTCCTACTGTCCTCTCTGACTTGCCAAATTCCGGTATAACCTGTATGTTCCCTGCCTCATAAACTTCCTTGACCTTCTGGACCTGAAGGTCCATATAGTTGTCCTTGTCAATAACAACTGTAACGAAATCGCCGAGGTCCCAGTCTGATTCATATTTATACTGCATTTCCAGCACCTCAAACTCATAGCTATTGATTGCTGCATTTTCCGAAAGTGCCTGCTGACCTCTTTCCGTCAATTCTGCGTTTTCATTGATGTCCCTGGCATCGACAAACTTTTCCTTCCTCCTGGAAGAACCTGTGCTCTCAACCTCAACAATGTTCCTTGCAGCTCCCTCACCTTGACCACCTACATAGGCAACAGTCTTCTCGGCAAGTATGTCCTTCACCTTCTTGTAGTTTGCAATATTGCCGTACTTCAGACCAAACATCACCCTGTTATTCACACTCTGGCCAGAAGTAAGATTCTTCCCTTCCGATACATTGAAAACAAACTGATGATTGATCAAGTCAATTTCAAGGCACCATCCCAGATCCTCAATAGACAGTACCCTAATAATCTCATCAGACAAGTTTTTATACCTGGTCTGCTCGGTCAAACTACTTCCAAGTCCCTGTAAATTTCCAAGAACAACAGGATATTGCTTTCTGTCAATATCAACAGGATTGATACAGTTCGAATCAACCCAACCTTTGACAATAGCTTCCCTTGTTCCGGTCCTCCTGTCATAGGCCTGTCCTGCAGGAGGGATTGTGATGTAATCCTTGATTAGAGCATTGATATGAGTTGAAATAATCTCATACTGCTCCACTCCATTTTCAAAGTTCATAAGGATCCTTTCAACAATAAAGACTTTCTCATATTCCTTGTCAAACCAAATCAGGTCATTCTCTGCAATCTGATCAGCATTGGCAATGTCCGAACAAATAAAAATATTCATGCTTCCAATACCGTTCCATGTCCTATTCATAACAATAGATTCATAACCTTTAATTGCTGCCTTGTATGTAAAATTCAACTTCATAATATTTAAAATCTTCATATCACACCCCTACATACCTGTTATTGTATTTAACAACTGCACCCTCAACCTCTGAATCGTCAGCAACAACTTTAATCTTGTTGGAACCAAGGACTAGATTAAAGAATGTCGTCTCACCTACATCGATATACTGAAAAGCTACAGATGTATCACCTGTAGCCAAATCAGTCTTAATAACATTAATATTATCAATCTCTGTAGTAATCGTTAGTCGCTCATCTGCAAACAGGTCCATGTCCAGGACTATCTTTTCTCCGGTAGTTTCATTTTCGATTTCCATGGGACTGGACTTTGGCCCATCAAGAATGACGGTGACAGGAGTCTCAACATCCCCATTATTCTGAATCGTAACTCCGTCAACATTCAGATAATCAAATTCAAAGCTTTCAGTAATGTTCACGGGAAATTCAAACAAATTTCCTCCGGAGACAACCTGCGCTTCAATCTCCGTAACATCCTTATAGTAAGGATCAAAAGCTTCCAGGATAATGCTTGTGAACTGGAAAGCCTTTCCTTTTGACATACCGCCCAGCATTGAGGGAAGCTTCCTTGCTCTCACCCTGGTAAGCATCCGGCTTACTCCGTCTCTTTCGTAGATCAAGGTTCCATCACCATGCTTCGGATTCAGAATGTTGTTCAGTTCTCTCAATGCAGACATTACATCATCAGACATTATTATGAAACTAACATTAAGGATCCTTGTCATCATCCTTGGTGTACCCTTCAGGGAAGCTCCATCCTGGTACGGTCCCACTGATGTCTGCATGTTGAAGTTCATACCTCCAAGGTCTTCAACATTAATCCACTGATAAGTTCCAGTGTCTTTGAATTCAATCTGCTGTTCTCTTGCGTTTGTAAAAATCAATCTTTCCATATCATCACCCTATCTGTGTTGCCAGCTGCTTGTCCAAAATTTCAATTTCTCTAACCGCTTCTGCCGGACTTTTAACATTAATGTTGACCTGTTCTATTACTGTCTGCTTTTTATACTCCTCAATTCGAGGATCATCAACACCGTTAGTTGGTTGGGATATCCATTCAGGGACTTCAACCTTTTCGTTGCTAAAAAGACCTTTCATGACATACTGAGCCGTATCTTTTGTAATGGTCCCGTTCTTCAGCTTCGATGCAATTGAATCAACTGCGTTCTTCCTGGTATTGTAAAGAGCCTGCATCTGCTTGTTGATATCGCTGATTGTTTGAGTAATGGATCCTTTCATCTTTTCAAAAGCATCAGCAGTTTCAAGTGCATCATTCTGGATTCCAGTAAAGTATTTATCACTACTTTCTTCAGTTTCTTCACTCGACTCAACAATCACTTCATTAGCTACAACAATCGCATCAGCCATTGCCTGATATCTTGCGCCAGCTTGATCTGCTGCAGCAACCGCTTTGTCCTTCAAATATTTTTCGGCTTGAGCTGCATATCTTTGACCAGACAATTCCGCCGCATCAACAGCCTTTGAATAAGACATCGTCATATTGTCGAACGCTCTATTTATTCGCTGGGCATTTTCCTCCATCTTAACTGTCGTTTCATTCATCTTCTGATTAATTGCATTCAAGTGTTCATCCGTAGAACTATTCATTTTCTCGAATGTATCTTGCCAAGATTCCGGCAGGAACTTAACAAACGGCTCTAATTTCTCAAGTATCTTATCAATAGTTTCCCAGAAATCCTTCACAATGTTTTGCAGATCTCTTTTGGCATTCAATCCAACAGCTTGTATAACTGCTTGAAACATTTCCCATCCACTTTTCAATTTAGCAATTACTAAATCCGAATTCTTATACAATAACCAAAGTACGGCAACAATAGCCATGACAACCAATATAATCGGATGAGCAACCACAACTCCATACAAAAACTTAAACCCGCCTGCAACAGCCATCGCTCCCGACTTCATCAAACCAAATGCCTTTCCAACATTTACACCCGCCAGTTTTGAAACCGCAGCCATATTCTTCAATGCTGTTGGGGCCATGTTTATTGTAGTAACCAATGCCGATGTTGTCCTGATTGTATTTGAAGTTGCCAACATAATAGGCCCTAATGCAGCTGCATAAAGCCCAAACTTGATAATATTCTCTTTTGTAGAATCATCAAGGCTCTTGAACCATTTCACCATCTCTGATATTTTCCCAAGAAAGTCATTTACCGTAGGCGCAAGAACCTGACCGATTTCTATTCCTAGATTCTGAATCTCAATCATAGTATCCTGCCATGTATCTGCAGTGCCCTGGTTCATCTTGTCATATGCCGCTTGTGTCGCACCAGCTGCATTACCCATCTCAACTATTGCATTAGCAAAATCCTTCGCCCCTGATGTTGTCAACACAGTTACTGCATTGAGGGCTTCTGTAGATCCAAACAACTTTGCCATTGCTTCCGATGAACCGCCTGTCTTCTCTTTGACTTCCTGGAGAAACTGAGCCCAACCGACACTCTTCAAGTGTGCTGAGTTAAATTCCAGTCCCAAAGAACCGGCAAGCTTTGCGGCTTCTGCTGTAGGTTTCAATATATTGCTATATGCAGCCTTAAGACCAGTAACTGATTGAGAAGTCTGTATACCGTTTTTTGTCAATGTCGCCATCGATGCAAATAATTCATCCGTTTCAATTCCCAAGTTAGCTGCAATAGGTATTACATTACCAATACTCTGGGCCATTTCTCCAAATGTAGTTTTACCCAAATTTTGAGCTGTGAGCATCTGATCCGATACCATCTGCATTGCAGCCGTTCCCTTCAATCCATATGCATTTGTAACAGTCGTAAGACCATCCACTGCAGTAGTTACGTCTGTAAAACCACCTTCTGCTGCTTTTACTGAAACTCCAACATTAGTCAAAGCATTCGCAGTATTCCCTGTTGCTGAAATCATCTGATAAGTAGCTTCATTAATTCCGGTTGCTGCGATTCCATACTTGTTACTTGTGTTCAACACTTCCGCTGATATGTTCTTCATGCTCTTGACGTTTTCATCAGCAACAGTAGAAACCTTGTTCAAACTTGTTTCAAAATCAGCAAACGCCTTTGTTGAAGCGCCATAAGCAGCTGCCACAGGAGCAGTAATATTCTTTGTTAGAGTTGAACCAACATTACCGATTTTCCTTGCTTCTTTATCCAATGTCTTTGAAACAGTAGTCATCTTCTTTTGAAAATCACTAATGTTTGCTCCAACATTAACTATAAATTTTGAGAATGACATCTATTCACCCCCCTTTGGCAAAATAAAAAGACCCTCATCAGAAAGTCCTCTTGTTTGAATTATTATTTTTTGATTCTGCTTCTTTTCTTGATTTCTCTCTTCGTGACTCCTGGAGAACAAAAAACGCCTTCCACTCTTGCAATTCAGTTGCTGTCATTTCTTCAAGCATTCTTGATATACTTGCATACTTAAGCTCTTGCGCCAATTCGTAATGAAATGTTCTCTCGTAGTCACCCTTTAGTTTTTTACCGTTTCGTCAATATCCTCTAACTTATTGATTCTGGTGATCTCTTCAAAAACCTTGTCAATTCCACTTGAAGGCATATTGCCTATAGCCTCAACATCTGTTTTCTCAAATAGCCTTTCACCTGTTTCAGGATCATATGTACATGCAATAATAAATTCAGCAGCCATTCTTGAAATATCAACAACCCCAGTCTTCATATTTGTCGTTTTGCTTGAAATATCATACTTATCTTTTGCAGTCAATTCCTTGATTTTAACATCAACACCCCACTCAGGAACATTGATAACCTCTTCCTTTGCCTTAACATTCAATATCTTTTCTCTTAACTTATCCATCATCTTTCTACCTCTCTATTTTTTATATAAAACTTATTTCACCATCAGACTCAAAGCTTACACTCTGGTCTTGTTCTCCACTTGCTGCTGCCTTAAATTCATCTGAATTGATTGCAGCCCAAAATATTAACGGTGTCAAATCCGCCTGGGGATACAATTCAATTACAACCATTTCTCCTGCAATTAACTTTTCTGCAAAATAAAAATCCGTAGTCACCCATTCAGAGATACTTCCGGACGCATTCTTATCACCCTGGACATTCTTGTTATATTCAGACCCAAAGACCGGTGCCGGAAGCAGATTAGCATTCAAGCTCACTTCATACTCGTGCGCATTAGCTATATCTGCCATAGGCATGTATTTTCCATCAAGGGTTATAACTTCACCAGCTCCATTTGCAACACTAAAAGTTAATTTACCGGTTAAATAATCAATCGTAAATCCGGAAGAAATCTCCCCTCCATCCTTGTATACCGTAGGAATTACACTCCTGTCCAGCACCCTTTTTGCTTCATTTGTAATCTTATAAACTGTATATCCTTCACTTGCAGTAGTTGATTCTCCTGAAAAAGCCGTTGATGTTCCCGACTTCCTAACCTTGGCCAGTTTACCTGCATACATCTACATCACTCCTTAACCGCTAACTACTGATACTGCACCATCAGACTCAAGCTCGTATGATACAGAAACCTCTCCGGCTACTGCAGCACCCATGTTCATGCTGGAAACCTTGTAATCGAATGTCCAACCGTTTGCACCATCCGGAAGATATGTAACTGATACATTGGCACCATTTGCCCAGGCACTGTACAATGCAACCTGCCCTGTATCTGCTCCATTATAAAATCCACTTAAAGAAAGCTTTCCGCTCTTCAATCCTTGGATCTGTTTCTTCCATCCTCCGTCACTGAAGGTTGTTCCATCAATCAAAGCACCATCAAAACTTATACCTGCATCGTTCAATCCATTTATTGCTGTTGCACCTTGTTTAATAACTGCATTTTTACCTGGTAACATCTTTAATCACCCTTTCTTTTAATATTCTCGTTTCAAAATTTCACCACAATCTCTACACTTGAATCTTCTTTCTGAATCTCCAAATGTGGTCATTTCTATAACATTTTCATGATTACAAGTATTTTTCTGAATGCAACTCTTAATCATTTTATTCAACTTCATTTCATCACTTTCCTTCCTGAGCCACTACCCTGAAAACAGAATAGATTATATAAGGCTCTTCATCTGTATCCGAATGTTGCTCATCCATCTCCAGATTAACAAATGAATTATCATCCAAAGCCAAATCCTCATTAAGTATCCTTTCAACATCCTCCTGGATATCAAAGGCTTCCTTGGATCCGTTGTATTTGGAATACACAACAATTGACACCATAACCTCCCTGCCCTTTCTTCCAAAGGTATTCTTCGGTCTGGCATCAAACTGACCAACTGTGATATACGGATATTTGGCATTCTTCCACGGCTTATCCCTTATGGAATTCACCTTATTCTTAAGTTCTGTATCCTCTTTCAATGCCTTATACACAGCATCATGAACTTCTCTGACTATATTCATCTATTCCCCTCACTTGAAAATCCTTTGAATATCTTTTCCAAACTGATCCATCTTTCTGTTGTATACCTGGAAAAAGAAATCAGCTGCATTGGCAAACTTGGTCCCGAACTCAACCAGGTGAAAATGATTAGCCTTACCAGATCCATATGGCACATACACTTTTCCATAGTAATCGTTCTTGATCTGAGATTTGATATTTTTCTTAAGTATTCCTGTTTTACCAACCGGAGTTACACCCCTTATTTCTTTGGCTGTGCTTCGAGTTGTATCTTTAACAACCTTCTTGACCGCTTCCGCCTTTTCTTTTTCAAAAGCTTTGACAAATGATTTAACCTCGTCCTGCCCTTCAACGGTTATCTTAATGTTTATCATCTCTCACCAAATCCTTCATTTTTCCTTTCGCATATCAAAGCTGTGGATTTTCGATACCCTTTAGGATCATGAGCCCTAATGATTGAATAATAATCTCCATTGAACTTGACATACATCGTATTACTGTCAATATCAGTTCTGTATCTTATTTCAAACTCATCCTTATAGACGGACTGAACAGCTTCATCGTCTATCTTTTCCGACGAGTTTGATGATGTATGCTTCGCCCTCAATCTCTTGAAAAGTTGCCAGGTATCTTTGGATCCTCCTGCATCATCATCAACTGAAGTAAATTTTCCGATCTCAATGATGTCCTTCAGGCTTCCTGCTCTCATAAAGGCACCACCCTATCAATTCCAAGAAGCGCAGTCACACCAAAAGGAATATCAATCAAGTTAACTGGAGCAGAATTTTCCCTGTTCTCATACATATGGCCAATCAATAAAAGAAGCCCTTGCTTGATATGTCCTGGTACATCATCAGCAGTATCTCCATATCCGGCATCAAACTGAATCTCAACTCCATTCACTTCCTTCAGCTCATATACTGAGTATTCAGAAAGCTTGTTCTCTTTGAAAATTATACTTCCCTTGAAAGATGCAGTGTTTACCAGGTAATCAGATGTATCCACAGTGATTTCAGTCCCCGACTCGTCAATAATCTTGAAGCTTCCAACAGAAATAAGATCTGCTTTAGGCAACACAATTTTGTTTGTCAATGTGTCCAGGTAAAGCTTCCATGTCTGCTTAATGATTGCCCTGTTCATAAATGATTCAGCATAACTCCTTGCAGCAATAATGTATCCCTGAATCAAGTCATCTTCTTCGGTTTCCGTATCAAGAATCCTTAAATGCTGCTTTGCCAAAGTCAATGCTATTGGTTCAACACTTGGAGCAGCTTCAATTTTCAATCCAGCCATATAATCACCTACCCAATCAGCTCTTTAATTCTTTTAAGTGCGTTTTCTTTTCCCTGGAATTTTTCTCCCGATTTGAGGACGAACCAATTACCTTTTATTTCAGCTACATGCTCTTCCAGTAACTCTTCATCAGTTGGAGCTTCTTCATTACCTTCGTTGTCCTTATCAACCTCTTTGTTATCATTCTGTTCATCAACCTTTACAACATGCTCATCTTCCTCAAGCCTACATAATCCAATCTTGTTCCAATCCTTGTACACACTTTCATCAATCTCAAGAACTGCCTCTATAACATACTCAGTTCCCTTGTATCTTACAGGCTTCAATGTTTTTATTTTAATTCCCATAACATAAAGGAGGGCTTATGCCCTCCGATCACCTCCTATTAACTATCGTAATCCGCTACATTCTGCACAAATCCATATCTAGGATCATCCCTCGTTACAACTGCATTGCACACACCATTGGCTGTTGATGTAATCTTTGGAGCAAAGTGAGTGAATCCATTGTTCACATCCAAATCAAAGTTGTCAATTTCAACAAAGGCCAGTGCTGAAGTTGTCGCCAGTGTTACTGTTCCTGCGACCTCAGTCTTAGAAAGTGTAATATCAAAATCTTCCAGCGCTTTGACTGTAACGGTAGTAGTGCTAACTGAAGCAACCACTCCATCAACTCCATATGTTGCATGATTTACACAAGCCACAAGTCCTGCAGCGTCCGCAAATTCCCTATCTGCTTCTGAAGTAGCAGCTGCCTTTGTGTAACTCAATCCATTAATTACAACAACATCGGTGTTTGCTACTGTAGCTAGAGCAATAGTTGCAATCTGAACATTTGTATTTGCAGTAATAGTTGCACTGAATCCATCAACTGCCTTTGCACTTGTTCCGCTTGAATCTGTTGCCTGCATCAAAGTCAAAGCTGCAGTCTTAGCAGCTGCCATTGCACCAACATTCATAAGCACCAAGGCTTTTCTGAAGTGTGTCATATTCAAGTATCTGCCAACTGCATTTGAATTGTTTATTGTCTGAGCATCAAGCCCAATATCCATCTTCATCTTTTCATATATTTTCTCACTCATAATCAATTTTCCTCCTTATTTCAATAATACAAACGGTGATACTTTAGTTGAACCATCTTCCAATGTCAAAGGATCCTTAGCCCATGACTGACCGTCAACAGAGTAAACTATCTTCACTACCGACATATTTGTTGTAAATTTGACATGTGGTGAAACCGCAACCAATGGACCGTAACCATCCTTAACAAGATACTTGCTTATGTCAACCAATGATACATCTCCCTCATTTCCAACAGTTGGTGCTTTACCAGTCCATATAATCGGTCTTCCAAGAAGTGAATCAGGTTCTTTCTTAGCAATATTACCCTGCAGGAATATGTTGTTGTTTGCCTCATCCTTTAGCTTCAAGATTTGTGGCTTAGCACTTTGTGAGATTATATATACATATGCTCCGCCGGACTCATCCATCATGATTTTTGCTTCCATATTCAAAATATCATCCGTTACAATCTTTGCAGTCGTTTCTCTTTCAATCTTAATCGCACAGTCTGACTTCTGTATTCCCAAAGGCTTGCCGTTTCCATTTCCTACAAGAAAAGCAATGTCTTCCGCACTTATTACCGCACTTCTCAAAAGCCCTTCAATAAATGCATTTGTTCCAGCCCAGTTCCTTAGAAGCTTGTTTGACACCTCTGTATAAGCTGTCATTTCCTGAGGATTTAGGTTGATAAAATCAAGACCACCTTGAGTCTCACTCATTACTTTTCCTTCTCCAGTCCATATAACTGTTACACCTGAATGAGCTCCATCTGCTCCCTGCTTAAGTACCGGTATCTTCATCTGCTGATCAGGAGATGCACTGTCTGCACCAATAACAGTTGCCCTTGGTCTTACGATTGCATTCTCAGCACTGAATTTCATTATGCTATCTCTAAATGCAGGAGGCACCATTATTCCACCAGCTTCACCAACATCCATACTCATGTCTTTCATTATACTGTCCAGTCTTCCCTTTGCATCTTTACCAGTTGAAACTGCAAAAATAAATTCTCCAAGACTCTTGAATCCATAATTCTCATCAACTTCTTTTTGAGTATCCATGTTCGAAGGTACCAGTTTTGAAGTTGCAGGAGACTTCATGAATTCATCATTTTCAGCTACTTTTTCTGCAGCTTCAATACTCGCCTTTAAGTTGGTAATTTCATCTTGAATATCATTGAATGATTTTATTTCATCCGCATTCAATCCTCTCTTTTCTTCTTGTGCCTTTGACACAATACCTGACTGTGCCTTCATCTTCATTTCCAGTTGTGCTTTTAAAAATTTCAACATAACTATCTAACCTCCATAAAATTGTTGTTAATCTGTATTTGCTTCTCAAATAAAACAAGACCACCCTTTTCAGGACAGTCTTTATCTTTACCGCCTACCTTTGGAATTATAAAAGTGCTCTTGGTATTCATCAAAGAATAAATCTTCTCGGCACTTTCCCTTGGAATATAATTCATTCCATCCAAGCTCCTAACCACCCACTCCATCATAGGAGCTAGATCAATACCTTTGCTCTTTGCATCAATCAATGCATCCGGATTTGCCGGCACTGGAACCGCACTGTATTCCAGGAGTTCCTGCTTTGCATAGTCAATTCCCCATGGTCTGTCTTCATCCTCTGCCCACTTGTATTCAGTTGGATTAAATCCGACTGATACCGAATTGAGATATCCTTCCTTATACATTTGTCCAATCATATATCCGAATGGATTCAAGTCCTTGGGAGTGAATTTCGCCTCTGATTTAAGACTATCCGCATCAATCCTCGTGTTTAATGCTTTTCCTACAGGTGGCTCTCCATACCTGTGCGCCCAGAGTACGACTGGATTTTCATTGTAATTCTTTAAATCCCATCCATCCATTGCTATAATGTCATTATCTCGGTCCCTAGCAGCCGTTGAAATAATAAACGGAACTATTAAACTTCCCTTTTCTTCAACAATCTCACCTTTTCGCACTGTGTATGACTTCCTCAGCTTTAAATCTTCTATATCCTTTAAACTCTCTTCTTTCCTAAACTTCTGTTTAAATTCATCAATACTTAAAAAATCACCTATTTTACTCACTCCCTTCATTGATTATTCCATCAACTTTCTTATAATTACCGTTAGCCATATACACCTTGCCTTCTTCTATTGGATTCATGTTCTCAAGTTCTCTCCACTCATTGCCGTTAATGACTCCATCATTTCTCATTTGATGCAGCACATATGCTCTTGTCTTTGCATCAGCTCTGAGCAATGTGTTAATAAGGAACTCCGCATAGTAACCTTCAGCCCTTTCCTTCTTGGAAAACAGCTTAAAGTTTATGAAACTTTCCCACCTTCTGAACCAGGGAAGCATTGTGTATTGAATAAATTCAAGGCTCTGGTGCTCAATATTATTGTTTGTCGCCTTGTCCAAGTTCTGGATCAGGTGCAAAGGTACCCTGTAAATCCTGGCTATATCTTCGACCTGGAACTTTCTAGTTTCAAGAAACTGACTGTCATTAGGAGATATGCCAATTTGTGTATATTTCATACCTTCTTCAAGTACTGCGACCTTGTGGCTGTTGCCCACTCCCTTGTACATTTCATTCCAGGCATCCCTTAAACCATTTTTTGCAGGATCAGATAAATTTGCTGGATGTTCTAGCACTCCTCCAACAGTAGCTCCATTTGCAAAGAAGTCCGCTCCAAAAGTTTCTGAAGCTATACCAAGACCGATTGCATTCCTCGCCATAGTTATTGGGCTGTATCCCTTTATGCCATCATATCCAAGCCCCGGTACATGGAAGATTTCTGATGGATCCACTTTGGTAAACTTTCCTCTGTCATTAACACTATATGTAATTGCTCCAGTCAAATAATCTCTGTCTGCATTAACATCTCCAGGCTTAAAATTATTAAGCTCAAGAACATCTCCGCCCCTCGACCTGATAATCTGTGAATAAAAATTACCATCAGTCCCTTCATGCATCATAGCAGTTTCAAAAAAATAATATGCTGGCATGTTTGAGTTGGGAGCATTTTTCAAGATGTCATATAAAGGATGCTCAACCGCCCTCGTCTTTCCTGAAGCCTTGTTGCCAGGATCCAAATCCCTATAAACAATAATTGGTGTACTTGCCAAAGTTTCAGCCAACACCTTGCAGCATGAAAATACAGCACTCAACCTCAATGCACTTTCATTTGATACACTAGTACCGGAGCTGCTCTTGTAAATTGTTGATATCTGGTCCCATAATGTTTCACTGTTGAGCCAACTTTTCGTTGGACTCCTGCTTAATTGCCTTATAATACCCATCTAATCACCCCCTCTCACTCCTCTCGAATATTGTTGGTAAAAATAAAATACATCCTAAAAGGATATAGGATGCAGGTGAGTATATTAAAAATGTTCCGTACCAGATTAGTGCAATACCAATTACCGATACGGCTGAATCCAAAAGCCCTATTACTCTATCTTTGTTTTTAACCATCTAGTCCTCCTAAAGAACTGTGAGACCTGAACTCTCATACTTTGATACTGTATTGTGAGTTGGTTTACTTATTGCCCTTGTATGTCCTGAGATAAATGCAGCAGCACCATCAATTCGATATTTCGATTTACTCTTATCAAATTTTATGTTTCCTGCTGGGTCTTTTACAATGATGACATTACTCATATTCCAGGTAAGCAATGGATTATTGTTATGTATTATCTTTTTACTCGCAACCAATCGTTCCAAATCTTTCATGCTTGGACTAATTGTTTTAAACCCTTGCCTCACTTCAATAACCTTATAACCTTCATTGTCCATATCGTTTGAAAATTGAGTTGCATTCCAAGGATCTACACAAATTTCCTGTGTCTTCCAGCGGTAATCTCCCTCCGGATTATCTCTTGATATTATGTAATCCTGTATCCAATCATAATCAACTACATCACCTGGAGTAGCAATCATATAACCTTCCTCAATCCATACTGAATAAGGCACTCCATCCCGTTTCTCTGCCTCAGCTATTTTCCCCTCCGGCATAAATCCCATTACATGCACATATATATAACCATCATCCAACCAGAACTCATGGGATACTGCTGTAAGGTCTGTTGTAGCTGAAAGGTCAACGCCAACAACGCACTCCTTATTTCTAAGGTCTACTTCACGAACTGGCATTGTGTTCCAATCTAAAATATCAATCCAAGCTAAGTCTCCAGCAACCCACATATTCATATGTTTTATTTTGAAGTTATTTTGAGCCGATTTCATTTCCTTTGCCGTATTGCATTTTCTTTGAAGATAATCAAGTTTGACAGATACTCCAATATTAGGGTTAGCTTTAATCCAGTTTTTTTCATCTCGCCAATCATCATCTTTATCCAGCTGAGCAATATATGCAAAAGTCGTTTCATCCTTTATTGCACCCTTGAGAATTTTCACACAATAATCATACCTATCTTTACATATACCATTAGGATTGCTTCCAGCTGTTGTAGTTGTTAATATCAATGGTTGCCTCCTTGCTGCAACTCCATCTGATATTAAGTCATAAGTCTCCCTCGTGGGATGAGCATGAAGCTCATCAATCAATCCCATATGAATGTTATAACCATCCATCGACTTCAAATCTGAAGACAAAGGTTCAAACTTACTACCCAGCATTGGCATTGATATGTTTGATTTCAACACATCAAGATATTTAGCTAAACTTGGACTCTGCATCACCATACTTTTTGCTTCATCAAATATTATTTTTGCCTGATCTCTTTTAGTGGCAGCCGCATATATTTCAGCACCGCCTTCATTATCCATAGTCAGACCATAAAGTCCATTACCTGATGAAACCAATGACTTTCCATTTTTCTTTGCTATCTGTACATATGCTTCCTTGAAACGTCTATAGTCAGTGTCTCTATTCTTCCACCCATAAATAGAACCCTGGATAAAACATTCCCAGGGCTCAAGCACAATATTCTGACCTTTCCATTCTCCCTTACTCTGCTTAAGCAGCTTTTCAAAGAAATCAAAATTCTTTGTAGCTGCAGCTTCATCAAAATAAAATGGATAGCTCTTTTTCTTTGATTCTTTTAGATTATCAATATGTCTTTGGCATGCAAGAATGACCAGTTCACCAGCAACTATATTCCTGGCAACAACATTCTTGGCATACCTGGTAGTCCTGTCAACTTTCATTGTCAGGCACCACCTTTAATCATTTGAAGAAAAGGATCATTTATTTCATCCTCGCTCATACCAACAGCCTTTATTGCTGATCTAGATGCAGGCGTCAATCCAAATTCCTTAAGATAATCCTTCATAAGCCTTGCAGTATCTTGTGCAATCTTTACTTCAGGTCTTACAGCAACTCCCTTTGGAGTGAACATTGTAAGACCTTCTTCTTTAACTAATTGCTCTGCCTGATACCACCTACTATATAATTTACAATATATGGCCAGTGCATTATAATCACCTTCCGTCAGCACTCCGACTTTTAACAGGATGTTTCCAAGCACTTTCCATTCTCTTCTCGCATACTTGTCACCTACTAAAACATCCGGAGGATCCGGAAGGCTTTTGGGAGTATCATATTTAGGTTCATCTTCATTCAATTCTCTTTTACCCGGATTCCCCTGCAGCTTTTTCATCACTGTAGGTTTTGGAGCCGGTCCTCTTTTCCCCAAATTGATCACCTCACTTCAATAAAAAATGAGAGCTTCTTTGCCCTCATCTGATTACAATATTTTCATAATACAATCATAGCACACATTTTATACAAAAATCCGTCAACTTTCGTTCAAAATCTTGCAAGTTTCACTTTTTTTCAAAATTTGCAATTTTTTCAAAACCTGCGAACGCACGTGCGTGACTTGGGTTAACGGTCTATATACCAAAGACATGAAGGATTTTCCACCCCCCTCCCCCATTGCTATTCTTCCCACCATCTAGGATTTTTTCCATTATCATGTGACTTAGTATTGAATATAACTTTTGATAAAGGAATACCTGAAGGATGCAGGTAGATATCAGGATCTATTGAACGAATTCTTTCTTCGGCTTTCACTGCCTTAGCAAAGTCATCTGGATAGTTAAGCTTGAGCTGCTTCCATGCACCATTGTCCTGCATTGGACAGATGACACAAGATGTTCTGTTCGGCTCTGGCCAACCAAAGTGTCTAATCATCTCAAGACAATGAGCTCTTGACATATTAGCCTCTATCAATGGATACCTGTGCTTGTACCACTTCAAGCCTGATTCTTTTGTTCTGCTATACTCATCAGTAGATATTCCTAGCCAACACTCACAGCTCTTAACGCCTTGTTCTCTTAGCCACCTCATTATTGTCTTATTCTTCCAAACCCCGGAACACCTGGTCTTGAATCTTATCTTCTCATCTTCAGTCACTCTGAATGCTGGTAGTACTAGGTATCCTCTATTATCAAACAGTTCATTGCTATAATAATCTGTAGTCTTAACAATCTTGAAATCAACACCAACATTGTTCAACCTGGGTATGATCACGCTGTGTACATAATCCCAGGTTGATTGCTTCTCCCAGCCACAATCAGCCATCAATACAACATCGGGTCTCTCTATCTTCCCCTGCTCAATCATTATGGCAATAGCAGTACTTTGAACACCAGCTCCACAGCTTAAGAATATATACCGCTTAAGCTTCGCTCTATCTTCTTCTCTAGTCCTTGCAATCGACCTATTTGAACAAGTCTTGCTACAATACTGCCTGGTCTTCCTTTCATGGTCAAATTCTTTTCCACACTCTTTACAAATAAGTTTATGCATTGTTTCCAAACCCTCCATCTTCTTTTGCAGTCTTCCTGCTATGACATTCCACACACAGGGACTGCCAATTCCTCACATCCCAAAACAACCTTGCATCTCCTTTGTGTGGTATCTTGTGGTCAACATGCTTTGCCTCTTTAACTATTCCATTCGCCTGGCACTCTACACACAATGGATTATTCTTCAAATAAACCTTCCTTGCTTTCTGCCATCTATAGTTATATCCCCGGGCAGTACTGCTCCCTCTCTGCTTGTCATACTCTCTATTCTTTTCCTTGATTGATTCATCGTATTCCTTCTGGCACTTCTCGCAGAATCTTTCCTTTGTCAGCTCGTGACATCCTACCTTGTTGCATTCTCTCCATGCTTTTCTGGCCATACTTCCTCCTGTTATAATGAACAATCCTCTCAATATATTCGCATTTGAGTTTATCTTATCTTAGGATTGTATCAAACTCGTTTTATTCGCTCTATGCTTTGATATATAGCTGTTCTACAGCCATTGCTGAAAAACAGTTTGTTGTGTTCTACAATGTAGCAAACTAATATCGAAAAGCCTTAATTGCACGGTCAATATCCAGCTGCTCAATGCCAATATATCTTAGTGTCTCTTTCTCCGAAGAATGTCCTAAAATCAGCTGCAATGTCTTGGCATCCTTTGTGACCATATAGAAATGATAGCCAAATGTCTTCCTCAGAGTATGAGTCGATAGTCCATACACTTTGCACTTTTCTCCAGCTTCCCTGATTATCTGGTAAGCTCGTTGTGAAGTTATTGGCTTATTGAAACTTTCCCGGCTCTGGATGAGATAGTCATCATAATACATATCTTCGACATAATCATCCAGCAGCTTTCTCAATTCAATGTTAATAGCCAACCTGGTCTCCTTTCCTGTTTTCTTCGCCCGGATATAGATCTGGTCCTTACTCTTGACATCAAATACCCTTAACCTCAATATGTCGCTGATTCTTAGACCAGTGTATAATCCTATCTGAAACATTATATAATTCCTCATATTGTCATTTTTCAGATAATGCTCAATCTCTCTCAATTTATTCTTGTCTCTAATAGGTATAGGTGTATTCATGATGCATCCACTTCCTTCATTCCCAAATCTTTAGCAATCATTATGATCATCCGGTCTAAGTTCCTTTTAACACTGGACTCCGACACGCTTATTTTGACACCAATCACCTTGAAACTTCTTGCATCATTGAACCTCATTGACAACATCCGCTGCTCAACATCATCAAATGATTTAATTATCAACTCTAATCCAATAGTTTTTTTTTCAAATCTCTGCACATTCTTTTTTGCTGCTGCATACTCCTTCATCTCTTGGGAGTAGATAGCCATGAGCCTGTCCGACGACTTCTCAAGTTCAATGTCTATCTGTGACTTTGGGCTTCCCACTTGTACGTTTATAGAGTCAAACCTCATTGCCCTAATATCGGTATTCATGAATACATTACTTGATTTTATATCAGCTTTTGCTTTTGATACTGACACCTCTAACAACTTCACCCTTTCCTTCTGGATATTCAACTTTCTGCAGTTCACATAGTATTCTTTTATAAGTTTTTTTACCTTTCCCTCTACACTCATTCCCTTATCTCCTGCTAGTTTTTTTTGTAAAAATAGAGAAAGCCCAGGAATTAATCATCCTGGACTTCTAGAGTCTCTGCTTTAAATAAATTTATCTTTTTACACTTACGACACTTTTTTTCAACAAATCCCTTGTCATTATATTCATAAATAATCTGTTTTTCATCTGCTTTCCAAAATAAGCTATTACAATATTTACACCTTACTTCTGTCATCCATCTACCTCTCTTGTCCTGTTGCTGATATCCATATGACTAAGGGCTTGACTGACAGACACTCTTCTAATTACTGCAATTGCCAGTGCATACCAGTTTTCCTTATATTTCTTAATCTTTTCCTGATCTGTCATATAGCTTTCCTTTCAAGAGCTCTATGATATCTTCTGTAGCAAAAATCTCCAGACATACCTAGTAGTTCTCCTATAGCTCTCCATGTCATTCCAGAATCTCGGTATGAAATAATCTCTTGATCCATGTAAGGATCTCTCTGATAATTCTGTATTCGACCATTCTCCCAAAGCCCTGTAGCTTGCTCAGGCGTCACATATTTTTTATACATGATAGCAATAAACAATGTTCCCCAAGCCCTTTCAATATCAACGGGCTCTGGTGCAGGATGTTTATTTTTCTTGTAAAGCATTACATCACCTCACTAATTGACCTCTTCACCAGCTTGTGAAATTGCATCTTCCATAACAACTCTTTGAGCTGCACTCTGGCTAATTAGCAGACAGTTATTTATATTCTCCATAAACTCTTCCATCTCTTTTTCCGTCATGTACTGTTGAAAGTTAATTTCAGCAAATATGTCAATTTCTCCACCTTGTATCAATTGCAAAGGATTCTTTGCTTCAACGGTAAAAAGTTTTATTTTTTCCATTATCGTACCTCCCTATAGTGTATGCATTTATAACAAAATGCCTTATCTGTTGTGAACCCAATCCAATTCCAAGGATTGGTTGTATTCTTACAAAACATACTCATTCTTCCATGAGCTTGCTTCGTCTCCATGTATATGCAGTTTTTACAAGTTCTAATGTTTATCATTCTTCATACCCATCACGTAAACAACTTTCACATTTCCAATTTTCAGGATGATAATGCAATGACTTTAGTAATTCTAGGCTCCCCTCAGATTCATCTATTATCCCAGTTGTTACCTTACCGCATTTTGCACATTTGCCATCAAACATATCCCCATCAATCATTGTTTGATATGACTTGCTGTCTACTGCAATTATATGGTCGCATACAACTGCTCTTAGATAAGACAAATCAGCAGAATCAAGTTTATAATATTCTTTCAATTCGAATTCAAATTTGTCTATAACATCATCATCGTGAAGGCAGACCAATAGTCCTTCAATTGCTTTCTTTTCATGTTCATCACATACTAATATTTTCATATTGCCTCCTTCTCAATCTGCTCCCAAGCCATCTTCAATGCTATGTGATACAGATACAATCTACTATTTAACCGTTCTCCTGCTTTGAATAGCTCTGTATCACAATCCTCACCTAACTTATCCAAGTCCTGATCGGCAACATAGTTTATCCATCTTTCCTTGAAATCAGTCTGGGCACAATCCACAAATTCATTAATTGCAGCTATCTTCTTTTCATAATGTTCCTTATCACCAGGATATTCTTCTATTTCCTCTTTGATTTCAGATATCCTGTCTTTTTTCCATTCTTCAATATCTTCATTGCAGTCATCTTGGTCCCATTTATGTTTTCCATATGAGACAGTTCTTAACTTACCAAGGAAGTAACTGAAGTTATTATCTGCACAACTCTTTAGGCTCGTTTTCCAAGTACATTCATAAACTGCCTCTCCCAAATCTCCGCAAATGATAACAAAGTTTCCATGAAAAATAACATCCATTCCAAACATTCTTGTTCCCGGCTTATTCCACTCAAGTCTTTTCATGTCGCCCTGATCTGCATACTTTGCTACATGATCTTTAAAATCACTCTTTGCCAATTGTTCCATTTCTTTGTATTTCATCTCCACACCTCAACCCTTCTTATTACCTGCTCTTTCTCAATCACTCTATCCCCTATTCCCAACAAACTTCCTACAACTTCTGCAGATTTTGTTGGCACTACCTTCAAGTTCGCTATAACCACTACACATGTTCTCAACTATCCTTGCTGCATCAACACCATCCCTTGCAGCCTTCTTGTGTAATTTGCATTTATAAATATCTTTCATCTCATCCTCCAATTTTCATAGTCTCTGTATTCAATTTACTATCAATCGACTTAATCATATTTTCTCCAATTGCTATTCTCACTCTTTCACTCAAAACACCCTTGGCCTTAACTCTGCCCTTGACCACAGCATACATCTTCAGAAAATGCGCCCGATCTGCCATCTGATTCTGCATTGGACTTATAGCGGTTTCATGTATATTCATGCTCCTGGCAACCTGCTCAAGAGCTTCACATTTCTCTCCAAGTTGCTTGTATAACACATCTGAATTGCTGTAGTTATAGTCCCTAACAGCTCTCATAAACAACTTCCAAGCTTCATCATCAGTTATCCCTTGTGTTGAATTCTCATATATCTCTGACCTCAAGTCTGCAACAGTTGGAGGAAACTTCTCTTTCTGACACCAGCTCATAACAGCGACTGAAAGCTGCTTGTATTCCAGGTCTTCCAGCATGATAAACTGTGTGTCCAATACTTCAGGATCCATAAGTGGCTTTATATAGTTTGAGAATCTTGAATAGTTCGACCTCAAGATCAACATGATCTTTGTAAACTCTGCTCTGGTCATACAAAGCTCTCCTCTCCACGTGCTATAAACTCATTCAATGCATCTTTGAAGCTTTCTCCTCCATTTTGGCTCTTCTGGTTCAAATACGATTCAAACTTGGTTCCGAACAATGTCTCTGGACGTAGAAACTTTTCAAAATCAGTCCCTATCCACTCTGTAGACTTCTTCATGATGACCATCTTAAAGTCATCCAGTACGTAACCATCATTCATCCTGGCTTTAATCAAAGACTTGGTTTTCTTGGAAGATGCCCTATAGCTAGTTCCAACTGTGCTGTTTAGAAAATCGACAACATCATTGATCACCTTGCCTACAGGTTTAGCATTTTCTGTTTCATCAGGATCAGCAGATAGTACTTCAACAGTTTCGTCAACAGACACATCGTCGGGCTTGCCCGATTCTGTTTCTGCTTCTTTTTCTGCTTCTGATACTGTTTCTGCTTCTTTTACTTCTTCTTTTACTTCTTCTGTTTCTTCTTCTGTTTCTGTTTCTTGTTTGGCATACCCTTCAGAAACCCTTTCGAAACCCTTTAAAAAATCCAAAGAAACTTTCTGCTTAACAGCCTCTATTAATTCGTCATACTTCTCTATTTCCAATTCACACAGCGTTTTAAGCAGGTCTTCAAATAACTCAGTATTAGGCAGCTCATCAATTCTCTTTATGGCACTGGCAACCTGATTCTTGTTATCAAGCTTGTTATACTTAAGAAACCTCTTCACAAACACTATATTTGAGGCTTCATCATGCTTAATAAAACCATTATCCAACAGTTCACCTAACCCTTTATCAAACCGTTCCTCTACCATTCCTAAATCAAACATGGCATACATCTTTGGCATATAATAGAATCCAAGTATGTTTCTGTGTGGATTGGATAACAAATATACAAATATATATCTGGCATCTATAGAACATTTTTTCAGTTTTTCATCTCTCCAAAACAAGTCTTCAACTTTCGTATACATAAGTCACCTCAAAAATCCTTTATTCATATTCCTTCCACTTCTCACAAAGCTTGCACTTTCTTACATACTTTTTTCTCTTGCCAATTTCACAAACAATATATTCAACACTTTCTCCATAATCCTCTGAATATTGGCATGTTTCACAACACTTCTCCAGACCAATCATATTGCTCCTCCAGCAACTCCAGCATAATCAATAAATGACATTCCTGTAGTAAACTTCTTGTAATGCTCAAGCTTTGTCCTTTCTTCCATATACATAACTAGAAGTCCAGTCACTGCATCTCCCAGCAGTGAAATCTGAACATCCTCTTCTATCTTGTCAGTGATGCGTATATCGTAAATATTCACTGACTCAAGTTCTTCAATTCTTTCGTTCACATGTATTAATGCTTCATTCAGCTCATTTAAATTCATTATTTTACCTCACTAAAATAAACCGGGAGAGACATTAAAGCAGTATTCAGGGTTGACCACGATAATTAGAAATCTTAGATTTTTGCTTATATCCTTTTCAAATTCCAAATTTCTCCCGGTTGCTTGCAATTAAATTTTGTTTCTGTTAAACTATCCTTAGTTATGAATCGACTCGCCTTTTAACTGTTACAGCAGTTATTGGGCTTTTTTTCTTTCTTCACAATCATCAACATCCCAATCAATATACTCGCCGTCATTGAATATGAGAAATATTCCACCTGATTCATATGCCAAATTTGCTTGTTCACATGTTATGTTTTCCATTTTAAGCATCCTCCTTTTTAATTTCTCCAGCTATCTGTATTATGATAGTTGTAAAGAAAACATTGTTTTTATCACTGTAATGCCTTCTGATGCGTGATATATGTTTCTTTTCGAATCTTATAACATTAGTATGCATATCATTTTTCCAACTGGTCCTAATTACCCTATAACAATCTAAATGTTTTTCATATTTAAGCTTTACATTAAACATTGAAACAATTGTGTGATTATTCAAACAAATATCCACAGATAGTACTCTTCCAGCAGGTTTTGTTTCGATGCTAACTCTTTCCATATTCATCCTCCTTCAATCTAAATTTTGCTCCACACTTCCTGCAGGTACCGTCATAAAATAAGGACCAGAATCTATACCCACACCCTATACACGTTACAACTAGGAAACTTCCTGTTTTTATTTTTCTCTCACTGTGCATCTACACCATCTCACTTAAATTATTAAGAAACATCAAAGATAGTGCTGCACCAGTCATCTCGTTAAGCTCCTTAACTATCATTTTCCAATCTTTTGATTCCTCTTCAGATATGCAGCCGTCTCTGGCTATTTCTCTAATTCTTCTGCTCTTGCACATTACATCTTCCATTTCATTCTGTAGCGCAATGACACCTCTTGGCAGATCTTCAAAACTTACATCCGGTAGATATCTTCCCAAATCGCTGTTTCTCTTGATATGCTGATATGCCAAATGCCTTGTTTTGTAAATCTCAATCATCCTGTGAACAATATTGTCAGATGGGATCCTTTCGTAAACTTCATATGCAATCAAGGACCTTACGCTTACACCAATGAGCTCTGCTGCATGTTCTTGTGTTAATCCTGCTGAAACTCTTCCGGATTTATAGATGTTGATGTCACCTGAAATCATTCATCTCCACCTCCTTTCCATGTAGAATTAAGTATAGAGTTTAATCTCGCCTGAAACATAAAGCTTTTAACAAGCTCATCTCTCAGAGCAATCAATACAAACTTAACTCTCTCTCGGGGTGTCATGACAACGGCACCTCCCTTTCCCATGTAATAGATTAGTTATACTCTTCAACAAGAAGCTCACTAATATTATCCAAATTAGTAAGGTCTTTCCCCTCGTATTCCTCAAGAAACTTATCCAATGTAACTTTTCTAACTTTCAAACTACCAAGCTTCAATGCCGGTAAATAACCTTTCTTAATCAAGGCATAAACATAATTGATATTACTGTGGATCAGTTTGCTCACATCCTGGACCGTATATAATACGTCTTGCATTTTTCCCACCTCCTTAATAAAAATAAAGATCTATTGATTTTCAGTCGTTTCCCTTTCGATTTTTCTTAACATTTTATCGTGTTCAAACAATAATTTTGTCTGCTTTGAAAACTCTTTTCCAAACTTTGATTCGGGATTTATATTCGTTTCTCGCATCCATGATTTAACATCATCTAGATGTCTTTCCAGCAACTCATCAGACTTTTCCACACTCCTCACCTCCCTATCCTATTTTTCTGACCTCTGAATCATCCTCATCAATAAAAATCGAATCATCCGCCTGAAGGACTTTCTTCAACTTCAGTGCCTTGTCAAGAGGTGGATTTCTCCTTCCAGTCTCATACATGGTATAAGATGGTCTCTCGACACCTATTTTCTTTGCAACATCTTCCTGGGTCATGCCAAGCTCCAGTCTTCTTTTTTTCATATTGTTTCTCAAAATTCTCACCTCCCTGTGTTTTTTTGTTGTAACTCATTGCTACATTGATAAATAAGTGATATAATTTTTTATTATGAACTTAAACTAATTATTACTGAGGAAGCCGATGAAACGCGACTTGAAATTTGAACGAAAGATTCTTCTAAAGATTGAAGAACATCCAAACAATGACTTTATTCCCCCAGAGACTTTCATAAACGATGAACAAAACAAAGCATCTGTGGCATACCATCTTCAATTATTATCAGATGATCAATATATTGAAATCAAAGATTATAGTACTTTTGGCAATGGTGACAATATATATGTTTTGAGAATGACTTCGTCTGGCTGTGAATACTTGGACAGACTCAGATATCCAAAACTGACTTTTTTTCTATCATCTGCAAAGATGACCATTGCCGGATTGACTGAAGCTTTCAAACTCTATTTGAGCCTTATAGGTGGCAAATAAATTCAGCTTCAGCTATCAAGACATTCTTTATGACTTCGTCCAGTTTTTTATATTCATTCATAATGCTCTCTCTAAAATCATCGTTTAAATCTTGATGACTGAGCATTTTCAATAACTTGGACCTTGTATTGAGGATACTCTGTATTCTCTGCAAACTTAATAAGTATTGAAGCATAACTTTTTTTGGCATATATGGCCTCCATGATTTAAGATACATTGTCAGTAATAGTTTTTTCAGCAACGTTCTCACCTCCTTTGCGAGGTTGTTTGAATATGAAATACAATAACAAAATGTTCCGTTTGGAAACCTTTTATATTGCAATTATAGTTTCTTTAAGAAACATTGTCAATGATTATTTGTTTACTTTCGGAACTTTTTTACAAAGGATATGACGCTATGATAAATAAACGTTTAAAAGAACTCAGAAAACATTTTAATAAAAAACAAAATGATATTGCTGAATATATTGGTGTAGCAAGGTCTACATATACAAATTATGAAAGCGGAAACAAAAAACCGCCTTATGAACAATTAATAAAAATCGCCGAGTTTTATTCTGTATCTGTAGATTACCTACTCGGCAGGACAAATGATCCTACGCCAGTAAGCAATCTTAACGAAGATATGATCAGCGAAAATATTGATGAAGAGTTAAGCACTTTTTTAAAAGACAATCCGGAAATGAGAGTTGCATTCATGGACTTTCCTTCCTGGAGTGATGCAGACAAGCAGGAACTGCTTATTTATTTAAAAGCTAAACAAACTGCTAGGGAAAGCATGGACAAAAAATAAAAATTAATAATGGGGTTCGGTGGATAGTTTTTGACGAGCGTTTCAATGAGCCCCAATTCATTTATGTATGAATTGGGGCATTATTATATTAGAGTAAGGTGTGCAAACACAACAAAATCTATAATTATATTGATGCAAGGAACAGTATATTATTTGAGACATTCAATTTATTAAAAGATTACTTTTTAGCTAAACATCAGATATTGTTTCAAGTATAAATCCTCATTCGTCAAATATGAGCGTTTATGTCTAAAATATTATTTAAAAAATTAATTTCAAATACTAGGAGGTATTGATGAGCGTTTTATATTTAGCAAAGTTAAATTTAACTTCAAAAATCAATGATATTCTGTCGGGAAAACTGAAAATGAGTACGGTGAAAAATAAAATAGTATTAGGTTTAGAAGCAAACAAAGAGTATCATAGAGAAGATATTCGTACAGTTTTAAATGATGAAGATGATAATACTCACGAAGAAATAACCTATGAAGCTGATTATTGGTTTGACGTTTTAAGTTTACAAGATGATGGCCTTAAAAGGTCTATATATGGACAACTTGCTAAAAAATCTAACATATTTATCAATACTGAGATAAAAAATGGGAAATTAATTAGAAAAGAAGAACCCAACATTGAAAGAATAAGATTTTGTTACGATGTGGAAAGAGAACTTATAGCTTTTCATACGACTCAAAGATTTGGTTATAAAGAAATTTTAATAGCATTCAATTCATTGTTCAATAAATTACTTAAAAAGAGAGGCTATACATTTGATTTAGACTTAGTAAGAAAAAGTATGTCTTTTGAAGATATTCAAAAACAATTAAAAAAAATGAAAAATATCGATAAGATTTCAATATCCATTAAAACACCAAACCCTGACGATGACCTTCTGGATGATATGCTAAAAAAAGGAAGCGAAATAGTAGATTCCTATAAAGAAGGAAACATTACAAAAAAATCAATTATTCTTGAATCAAAAGCTAAAAAAGGTCTTAAAGTTGATACTGATGCAATTAATGAAGAATTAGAAAAGTTAAATCTAATACATGAGTCAATATCAACTGAAGTTGCATTACAAAATGGATATGCTAAAATAATAGCAACTAGTCCAACTTATACTTTATCATCAGAGGATAGTGCTCCATACAAAGGCACATATGATGATAAATTAGATAGTTTAATAGAGTTTGGAGAACAGTGTAAAAAGTTTATTAAATCTTTTAGAAATCGGTAGGTATACTATGATTAAAATATTAACTAATAATCACAAGTTTTTAGATTTTATTAATATTAAAAACACTGAAATTAGAATAAGTATTCTAGTCACAGTAATTACTTGGTATATATTTGCATCTATCAATTTCCATGATTTATACTTCTCTGATCAAAGTGTGATTATAGATATTATGTCAGTTTTAATTGCCAGTTTTATATCCTTGATAGGTTTAGTATTAACTGGTATGGCAATTTTTATTAATCTATTCAGTAATAAAGTTGCACACAGAATTAATGAGAGCGATGATGCGTTCATTGAGAAAATATTAAGTAGTTATATTCTACTTGCTTTTTCATTGGGAATCTTTAGTGCAATATTATTAATTCTAAAAATTTTGATTGCATACAATTTCTTGCCTTATAATAATTATGTGTTATATGCCCTATCTCTATTTGTAGTGTATTTTACTTGTTTTAACATTTTCTATACAATAGCATTAGTAAACAATTTTATAATAATACATAAGATTTATCTAACATTCTCAAAAGTTGTACAATATGAAGATATTATTAACGAGAGAATAATCTCATTCTGGATAGCATACACCAAAGACTCAAATAATGGACTAAGGTCTAGCTTTGAAGAATATATCGCTGAATGTAACCCTAAAGATAAAGAAGCATTGTTAACCTTTTTAAAGAAACAATACTAAATCATCAGAAACTTCTCAACTCTATATTCATATGGATTATTATCATTAAGAATATTGAGGAGATTTTTATTTTGAAATTTGCATTCGAACATTTGTTCTGTTATAATACCTCCTAGATACTATTGAAGGGGTGTTCATAATGTATTATAATATGCTTAAGGAATCAATTTACTTATTAACCGAATATCAAATATTCAACTTCCCTGTTCCAGTACACGAACTGGAGCAGCTATTCACTGACAAAGGAGTCGAGATTCTTTTCAGTGAACACATCACCAGACCCCATGCGGTCTGTGAATCAGTAACAATTCCCTATTGTACCAACTCTTGTGAATACAGGCACATGCTCGCACATGAAGCAGCTCATGTCTTCTTTCATGATCCCAATTATTTATTCAAGAAAGATGTTGTCACTATTAAGAATGAAAATCAAGCCAATGCTTTTGCAGCGTATTTTTTGATGCCTGTCTATGTTTTTGAGGAAGCTATAAATTATTGTCGTAATGATTATGAATTGGCCAAAGAGTTTGGTGTATCAGAATGTTTTGTTCGATTCCGGAAAAGTTTGACTGAAGGGTTAATCATTGATGGATATTTTGATGACTATTTTGAGGAGGAATATTATGGAAGGTCATGTTAGAAAACGAGGATCCAAATGGTACTATTCAATAGAAATTGCTGCTGTTGGTGGAAAAAGAAAAAGAGTTGAAAGAGTTGGAGGAAGGACTAAAAAGGAAGCTGAAGAAGCATTGAGGATTGCCCTGCAGAATTACCAGGTTGGATTCGTAGATTCAGTGAAAGTTACACTTGAAGACTATCTCAATGACTGGCTGGAAAACCAAATCAAGAAGAGCCGGAAGATAAATACATATAATAGATACAAAAGCATTATCGACAGAAGCCTTGTTCCCCATATTGGTGGTTACAAGATTAATAAGTTGCCTCCAAAGAAGATCCATGAAATGTTAATCAAGGAAAAGGATAAAGGACTAAGTAATACAACTGTACAAAATATTTATGGTGTATTGAATGCTGCATTGAATCAAGCAGTTAAATTCCGCATGATCAGGGACAATCCTTGCAAATATGTTGAACGTCCAAAACGGGACAAATTTGATGCAGGTATACTGACAATTGAAGAATTCCAGAAGTTTACAGACTCATTGGATACGAAAAAATATAATGGCTACATCATGGATCTAGCTACCAATATCGTAATGGAACTTGGACTGAGACGAGGAGAGCTTGCCGGACTAACTTGGGATGATTTCGATGAGAATACATTGACTATCAGAAATAATTTGATTTATTCCAATGGGAAGACATATCTTGAGACTCCTAAGACTTTGGAGAGCGAGAGAACTATCTATGTGTCCGACCACTTAAAAGGGCTCCTGGTTGAACATAGAGTGCTTCAGGACGAAAATAAAGAACTATATGGAGAGCATTATAAGGTTTCAACTTTTAACAACGTGAATTATGATTTCATCATGACCTGGAAGAATGGTCACTATGTTCATCCGCTCTACTATTCAACCAGGTTTAAAAAACTGCTTGAAAAGATCAGCATTAACAGGAAAATCAGATTCCACGATCTGAGGCATTCCAATGCCACTTTACTCCTTTCCCAGGGAGTGGACTTCAAAACTATCCAGGCAAGACTTGGACATGCTGACATAAATACTACTTTGAATATTTATTCTCATATCAGTATGGAAATGCAGAAAAAAGCGACTCAAAAAATCGAAAGTATTTTGAGCGTTGGCAAATCGTTGGCAAAATAAAAAAACGACCGCTAGACAGCAGTCATTTCAATTGGCGAGTAAATCTATAAGCCGAGTTCTGTATTCGATAATCATCTATCTAGGCACATCGTTGCCGAAGTGCTCAAGCGACCTACCTCGGGATATGACGAGCAGCCATTCCATGTCCCTACTTGGTCTTGCTTCAAATGGGGTTTACACAGCCGATTAGTCACCTAACCGCTGGTGAGCTCTTACCTCACCTTTTCA